GTTAAACCCAACGTTGTTCCTCGTCTTTACGCAACGCCAAAAAGCAACAAGAAACTTGTAGACAAGGAAAACGCACAGAAAAAAGCTGCTGCCAAGGGCACAAAAAAGACATCAGCGAAGTCTAAATCTTCTGTTGTAACGCCAAAAATGATTAAAGATGCTGGGTTTACTAACCTGCGCGATTATCTGAACGCTAAACAGGGTAAAACCCGTGTTAAAGGCGCTCCTACTGTAACAGGTGAGGGCAAGCGTAATGTAGGTATTGATTATAAAGGCGCTAAGAAAAAAGCTAATGTTACTCGCGAGCAACTAGTGGCTGCTGGATTAACCACTGGGCCTAAAGGGTTGAATACTTATCTAAACAAGTTTGATGAATTAGGTAGACGACCTAAGCCTTCTGATTTCAAAAAACCCGCTGAGAAGAAAAACAAACCAACATCTCCCGCGAGTGCAAGAGGTCGAGGCATTGTGAAGAAAGCAGGAGGTGGCATGATGAAATCCAAGATGTCTACCAAAGGTGGTATGGCTGGCGGCAAGAAGAGACCACCCGGTATGATGGGTGGTGGCATGAAGTCTAAGATGTCTACCAAAGGCGGTGCTATGGGTGGTAAGAAGAGACCACCCGGTATGGCAGTTGGCGGTCTTAAGTCCGCACCAGAAGGAAACAAGGGTAAAGGCCTTAGAAAGCTGCCAAAAGAAGTTCGCAACAAGATGGGCTTTATGCAAGCTGGTGGTATGAAAAAACCCAAGGGTTATGCTAACGGCGGCAAGAAGTCTAAAGGCTACGCTGCTGGTGGTATAAAGTCCAAGATGGCTACTAAGAAAAAAGCCACTAAGCAGAAAGTCCGAGGCGCGGGTATTGCTCGTAAGGGTGTACGCCCAGCGAAGATGCGTTAGGAGTTAGGTATGGCCGAAGGAAAGAAGAAAAAGGGTCAGGTAAAGACGAAGAAGAAAAACCCTGACACTAAAAGTGGTAGGACATATTCACTGGCAGATTTTGCCGCTGGTAAATTCTCTCTTGACGACGCAATTGAAGATACCAAATTCAATAAAAGAGAGGGAGTAATACGTAGTGTTGATAAAAAAGACCCTGAGAAAACCGCAGAAGAGCTAAAAAGTATTTTGGAAGGAGCTACACCGAAAAAACCTAAAAAGAAAGATAAGAAAGGTTACAAAGTCGGCGGTAAGGTTAGAGGCGTTGGTATTGCTCGTAAGGGTGTACGCCCAGCGAAGATGCGATGAGGCGATATTATAAGTCAGGCGGTAAGGTTAAATCGAAGGGGAAGATATGCCCTGCTGGTAAGGCATGGGCCAAACGAACCTTTGATACCTACCCGTCTGCTTATGCAAATATGGCGGCTTCTAAGTATTGCAAAGATCCTAATTACGCTAAAGGCAGCAAAAAGAAGAAAAAGTAATGGCTAAAGATCCTAAAGTAGGAACAGGAAAGAAGCCAAAAGGCAGTGGTAGGCGGTTGTATACGGACGAGAATCCTAAAGATACGGTGTCTATAAAGTATGCAACTGCGCAAGATGCTCGTGACACAGTGGCTAAAGTAAAAAGAATAAGGAAGCCGTTTGCTAGGAAGATACAAATACTGACAGTGTTAGAACAAAGAGCTAAAGCTGCAGGTAAACATACGCAAGCAGACATCGCAAAACGAGGCAAAGAGGCCATACGCAGGGCTAGGAAGGTTAGCTGATGGGACAGCTTAAACAGTGGCGAGATCAACAATGGGTTCGTATTGGCACCGATGGCGAGATCAAGGGGCCATGTGGTACGTCGGAGAACAAGAAGAATCCTGATCGGTGTCTACCAAAAAAGAAAGCACTATCTCTTAGTAAAGAAGAGCGAGCTAAAACCGCTAGAAGGAAAAAGAGAGCAGGAGCACAAGGTCAACAGGTAGTAGCGAACACTAAGAAAGCTAAGGTAAGAACTGCAAAAGAGGGCGGTATGATCCGCGAAAATCATAAAGGTTGCGGAGCTGTCATGGGTGGTCGCAGAAAGAAAACTTTGTATGTAAGAGGTACTAAGAATGGCTAAATTAGAGGTTTTTCAGAACGGTAATTTTTCTGATGGTCGGCCTGTATTTCAAGTTGGAAGTAAGAATGAAGATGGCACTTACAATATCGTAAACGCTAACTTGATGAGCGAAGAAGAGGCCAATGCGGTGTTAGCTGAACTACAGCCTGCACCTAAGAAAGAAGAAGCGCCTAAGAAAGAAGCAGCACCTAAGAAAGCTCCAGCTAAGAAAGCAGCTAAGAAGAAGTAGATGGCTACCTCTGGAACAACTGCGTTTGACATGGACTTCACGGAGATCGCTGAAGAGTCGTGGGAGCGTGCGGGCCGTGAAATGCGCTCTGGGTACGATTTGCGTACTGCTAGACGTTCTATGAATCTGTTGACTATTGAGTGGCAGAACCGTGGGCTTAATTTGTGGACTATTGACGAAGGCACTGTAACTCTTGTTAAAGGCACCTCTCAATACGATTTACCCGCAGACACGATTGATCTACTAGAACAAGTTATACGCACAGATAGTGGAGATCAGTACACACAATCTGATCTGACCATAAACAGAATAAGTGTCAGCACCTATGCGTCCATACCAAACAAGCTAACTCAAGGTAGACCGATACAGGTTTACATAGAAAGGCTGGTGGCTAACCCAAAGATAAATGTGTGGCCTGTCCCAGATAAGAATGATACGTACATATTTAAGTACTACCGTATGCGTAGGATACAGGACGCTGGCAGTGGCGTAGAAACTGCAGATATGAGTTTTCGTTTCTTACCGTGTCTTGTTGCAGGTTTGGCGTATTACATCGCTATGAAAGACCCAGATCTAGCGCCTCGTATACCTCTTCTTAAAGATGTTTATGAAGAGCAATTTAGGTTAGCTGCTGAAGAGGACAGGGTAAAAGCACCAGCTAAGTTTGTACCCAGAATAAGCTATGTCTAGGAGATTCGCGTCAAATAAAATCGCTGTCGCTATGTGCGACATATGCGGCTTTCGTTACAAATTACGTGAGCTGAAAGAGATAATACGAAAGGGCAGAACTACAAATTTAAAAGCGTGTCCTGAGTGTTGGAGTCCCGATCATCCTCAGTTAAAGTTGGGTGAGTTTCCTGTGGATGACCCACAGGCTATACGTGATCCTAGACCAGATAGAAGTCTAGGAGAATCGGGGACAAATAGTAGTAGGCAAATACAGTATGGGTTTAACCCAGTTGGAGTGGGTAGAGATCCTTTTGGTCTTACTCCTAATGATTTAGTGGCTACTGGGCAAGTAGGGACGGTAACAGTAACGACAACTTAGGTGATCTTATGAAAAAGATGAGCAAGATAAAGCCTGTAAAGGGCGCACCAAAAACAGATATGAAAAATGTTAAGACCACAGGTATTAAGATTCGTGGCACAGGTGCAGCTACAAAAGGCACAATGGCAAGAGGGCCGATGGCATAGTTTATGAGTATGACCTACTCAGAACTGACTGCAAATATACAAGATATTTGCGAGACCACGTTTACAAGCGATCAGCTTGCGCTATTTACAAAACAGGCAGAGCAGAGCATATACAACACTGTTCAGCTTCCTTCGCTTCGTAAAAACGTAACTGGTACTGTTACTACGGGTAACAAATATCTGGCTGTACCGTCCGATTTTTTATACACGTACAGTTTAGCTGTGGTCAACAGTGATGGGTCTTTTGACTTTTTACTTAACAAAGACGTTAACTTCATTCGTGAAGCGTACCCCACGCCTACGTCTACTGGCACTCCAAAACACTATGCTAATTTTAATGACGAGACGTTTATTCTTGGCCCTACTCCTAGTGCAGATTTAACTGTAGAGCTTCATTACGGGTACTACCCAGAGTCTATTGTTACGGCGAGTACGTTACCGTGGCTAGGAGAAAATTTTGATTCTGCGCTATTAAATGGAGCGTTAGTGGAAGCTATACGTTTTATGAAAGGCGAGCCAGATATTGTGCAGATGTATCAGCAGATGTATCTACAGTCTATTACTTTGCTGAAGAACATGGGTGACGGTAAGTTACGTGGCGACACATACAGAGAAGGTCAGTATAGGCAGTCGGTAACGTAATATGTTTATGAAAGCACCAGAAATGGAAATAGGACAGGTTTCAGTAGCTACCACTGAATATAAAGGGCATGACCCAGAGTATTGGGCTGAACAGGCTACTAATCGTATTGTGAGTGTTGGAAGTAATTGTCATCCAGCTATAGCTCAACAGGCAGAAGCATTCAAAGAAGTCGTACAAACTTTAGTTTGTCTGTATATGAAAGAAGCAATAAAAAGCGATAGGACTACGTTAATCGCTGAGTTATTGAAACAAGGTCATGGTGACATGGCAGAAATACTTAGGAGGATCTAATGGCTATATCGACAGCTATGTGTACATCATTCAAGCAGGAGCTGCTTGTTGGCACACACAATTTTACTGCTAGTTCTGGCAACACGTTCAAGCTGGCTCTGTATACGAGTTCAGCTAGTTTAGGTGCAAGCACTACCGCTTATTCAACATCTAATGAAGTGTCTGGCACAGGGTATACAGCGGCAGGTTCTGCGTTGACTAGCGTGACGCCCACCACATCGGGCACTACAGCTTTCTGTGATTTCAGCGACTTGACCTTCTCCAGCAGCACAATAACCGCGAATGGGGCACTAATATATAACGACACTCAAAGCGATAAGGCTGTTTGTACTCTAGCTTTTGGTGGGGATAAGACCAGCACGGCTGGAGACTTCACGATTACGTTTCCTACAGCAGACGCTAGCAACGCGATTATTCGCATCGCATAGGACTTAACGTGTGGCAGACATTACTGGCTGGGGCAGAGGCACTTGGGGCGAAGATGCGTGGGGTGAACCCGATCTCGTCGATGTTACAGGTGTATCTGCAACTGGAGCCATCGGTGCAGTCACGGTTACGGCGGACGCAAATACCTCTGTCACAGGCGTTTCTGGAACAAGCGCAGTTGGATCAGTCACTACGTCAGCAGCCGCTAATGTTTCGCCTACAGGCGTTGCTGGGACAGGGGCTGTTGGGTCTGTATCGATTACGGGAACAGCTAATGTTACGTCACCTAGTGTCGCAGGCACTGGCGCAGTCGGCTCGGTTTCCGTTAGCGCGGCTGCAAGCACTTCAGTCACCGGAGTATCTGCGACGGGAGCGGTGGGATCTGTTTCAGTTGCCGCTTCTGCGAATGTCAGTCCTAACGGTGTTGCTGGCACTTCAGCCGTTGGCTCAGTTACGGTCACAGGTACAGCGAACACTTCAGTCACAGGTGTTAGCGGAACTGGCGCTGCTGGCTCTGTTACTGCCACTGGCGCTGCTGGCGTTACTGCCACTGGGGTTAGCGGCACTGGTGCAGTTGGTTCGGTATCTATTACTGGGGATTCATCAGTTACCCCAACAGGTGTTGCAGGCACTGGTGCTGCTGGCACAGTATCTATCGAACTGGGCATCACAGTCAGCCCAACAGGAGTATCAGGAACAGGGCAAGTCGGAAGTGTATCAACTACATCCGACGCAAACGTCACACTCACAGGAGTCAGTGGCACAGGACAAATCGGGTTCGCGTTAGTTTGGACTCTAATAGATGATGCACAAACGCCAAACTGGAGTAGTATAGATGCTTCACAAACACCTAGTTGGTCAAGTGTGTCAACGAGTCAGACCCCAGAATGGGAAGAGGTAGCGTAATGGTACGTAAAGTAAACAAAGTTATTAAAGGTTTAGAGAAAGCCTCAAAGACTCATAAGAAGCAAGCGCAGACGTTAAAAAAACACGTAGCTTCTATGAAGAAGCCAAAGGGCAAAGGTCGGAGAAAGTAGATGGCAGTTTATACCAATGATTTACGCCTTAAAGAAATCGCCACTGGGGACGAAAGTGGAACTTGGGGCACCAGCACAAATACAAATTTAAGTCTTATTGCAGAGGCGTTTTCTTTTGGCACAGAAGCAATCACGACGAATGCTGATACTCACACTACTACTATTGCTGATGGTCTTACTGATCCCGGTAGGAGTATTTTCCTTAAATACACTGGCACACTCGACTCTGCTTGCACCATAACCATAGCACCACCAGAAGTTTCTAAGCTCTGGTTCATAGAGAATGCCACCAGCGGCTCACAGAACATTATCATCAAGCAAGGTTCTGGCGCGACTGTCACCATAGCAAACGGTCAAACCAAAGCTATCTACTCAGATGGTGCCGGATCAGGCGGCGCTATGGTGGATGCGTTCCAAGACCTGTCTATCCCTGACCTGTTTATTGATGATGACCTGACGTTCACTTCTGACAGTGCAGTTATCACCTTCGGCGCAGATGGCGACACAACTCTGACCCACACAGATGGATCTGGCCTGACGCTTAACGGCACAAACAAGCTGATGTTCAATGACGCGAGCCAGTTTATCCAAGGCTCGTCTGCTACGGTCTTGTCACTGGGTGCGACGGATGAGATTGATTTGACTGCGACTGCTATTGACATCAATGGCACCGTGGATATGTCTTCTACGTTAGCTGCTGGCGCGGCTACGTTCAGTGTTACAGACACATCAGACGCCTTGACTGTTACAAGCACAGATGCGGGAGCGGGCGTATCTCCCATTATGGTTTTGTATAGAAACTCTAGCTCTGCTGCGGACAGCGATCAGTTAGGCAGAATAAAGTTTAGAGGCAGAAACGACAGTCCGCATGATGTGGAATACGCGGAATTTTTAGCTCAAATACTTGATGCGACTGACGGGGAAGAGGACGGAAGAGCCGCGATAAACGT